TCACTTGGCTTAAACTTCATCTTTTTAACCAAATCCTGTGCGCTTTTTTGTTTAGGCTTACGCACAACACGAGTTTGTTTTTTCTCGGCACGAAGAATATCTACTGCTTGAAAGATACGTACATGAAATTCATATAGTTCTTTTTGCTGCGATTTAGTCAGATGATTATAGCCTTCAGCTAATTGAGATTCCATGTCTGATAAATTTTTCTTAGGAAGGTTAACTAACTCTTCGAGCTCGTCGAGTGACCCTTTAAACCATGTAGTAATCCAACGAGTGTGTCCTAAATTAATTTCGTTTTTACGGAAACTTTCCAGAGGCATTTTATTTTTCAAACTGCCTTTTTTAGGATCACGTAAAAAGTCATCAACCCACTCGTCTAGTTCTGCAGTCTTGTCTTCTGCTGCTTCTTCTAAGCGCTCTTGAATACTAGGAACATAGGATTTCTTTTTTGTAGTCTCTTCTTCTTTTTTGGCAGCAACCAGTTTGCTACCTTCTTCAGCAAGCTCCAGAATCCATTTATCAATGCCTTCTTTGTATGCCAATGGAACAATGTTAGGGTTATTATCTAATAGGTATGCTGCACACGTCCAATGACTCTTTCCACCAACTTTCCAGTCTGGCAGTTTGTTAATTGCACTAACTAATTTCTTGTCATAGTGTTTTTTAATATAATTTTTTACAACAGTCAGCCACTCTTTTGATTCTACTTCATAGTGAGTATAATACTTGGCGTTGTTCCAAGTCAAACCTTTTGTTGGCATCAACGGCATCATATTTGCACCGCGACGCACCGCACGAACTGTTTTCTTTTTAGGTTTTGTTGCTACCTTACTTGCTCTTGCCATTAAAAATCTCCTGACTGTGTATACTTATGATATATGATTTAAAAGCCCGTGTCAACCGATAAATATACATATGCCAAGATTATCCTTATATAAGCCGACAAAAACAAACGATTATAACTTCATGGATCGTCAAATTCGTGAACAGTTTTGGATTGGCGGTACCGGCGTTAATGTACACAAATATGTAGGGCCTGCTGTTGTACCCGACGATGGAGATCCAAGTACTCCGAATTATATCGACGGTAGAGAAGTAGATCCACTAAGTGGCGAATTCATCAATATCGATGGTATTATTAACGAAACAAAAATACAAGACTTGCTGTTTATGGAAAATAGAGATCGTAAATACGATTCTGATATCTACGATCTCAGAGGGATATACAATGTAACAGACAATGACTTCGAGTTAACACAATTTGGTTTATTTTTGAGTAACGATATGTTATACATGTCATTCCACATGAACGAAATGGTAGAAATAATTGGACGCAAATTACTAGCAGGCGATGTACTTGAATTGCCTCACCTCAGAGACGACTTATTATTAAACTCTGAAAAATCTGCGATAAACAAATACTATGTTATCAGCGATGCGAATCGAGGTGCAGAAGGTTTTTCTCCGACTTGGTATCCGCATATTTGGCGTGTGAAACTTAGCCCGCTCACTGATAGTCAAGAATACAATGACATATTAGGCAACGCTAAACAAGAGGGAAGTCTAAAAGACGATATCAGTACATATATTTCCGAATACGCAATTAACGATGCTATTGTTGCAAGTGCAGAAGCACAAGACCCAACTGGAAGATCTGACACAGATCATTTGTTTGGCTACGATTATGCAACTAGTGGCGGTATTGTAAACAAAGACAGTACTTATAATCACGGTGAAGAAATTGCAAGCGGTAGCAATTTCCCCAGTAGTCCGACCGAAGGATTATTTTTTATACGTACAGACTTTGTTCCCAACAGAATGTTTGTCAGACGTGGAAGTAAATGGCACAGAATTTACAGAAACGATACAGACCAAACATGGACAGATGTTACATATAATGCCAGTGATTATATTAGCAATGAAAATACAACTGTTGTAAATGATAAAGAATTTAGCGAGAAGCAACCAATAAGTAACACTATTGTTCCAAAAGCAGATAATGAGAAAAAATAATGGCAACGGGTAACACAAAAATAACTGCAGTACCATACTTTTACGACAAGCAACTTCGTAGATATATTCAGCAATTTATAAGAATTTTTGCTGGTTTTCAAATTGCATACTCTACTGACCAGGAAGGAAATGTTTCACATCAAACTGTTCCTGTCAGATATGGTGACGTGAATAGAATGGCTGCTCACATTGTTAAAGAAAACAGTGAAAACGTTTTAAACAGTGTTCCATTCATTAGCTGCTATGTTACTGGATTAGAAATTGCGCCACAAAATAGAACGTACCCGCAGTTCGAAGAGAACGTACCAGTTTATGAAAAGAAATTTAACGAAGAAACTGGACAGTATTCTAACGAAGCCGGAAACGTATACACTATAAAAAGACACCAACCTGTGCCATATATGCTTACTATGCAAGCAGATATATGGACCAGTAATACAGAACAAAAATTGCAATTACTTGAACAAATACTTGTACTGTTTAACCCAACACTTAATATACACACATCTAATAATCCGCTAGACTGGAGTAGTTTAAGTTACGTTGAACTAACTAGCAGTACATGGAGTATTAGAAGTATACCCGGCGGTGTAGATGATATTATTGATATTAGTAGCTTAACATTTGAGATGCCTGTGTTAATTAACCCGCCTGCAAAAGTTACAAAGAATTCAGTCATTCATACTATCATTGACAATATTGAAGAAGTCACTGATCAAGACTTGGATAGCTTACGAGCAGGAGGAAGTTATACTCCGTTGTTTACTAGTTATAAAGTTGTAACACTAGAAAACTTTAAAATGAATTTTGAAGTAGATAATAATGGAAACGCAATAGCTAGTTTAAGACACCGTGACACTGGAAACACAGACAATGAAGGTACACTACTAAACTGGCAAGAAGAATTTAAAAACTTTGGCGAATTTAGAGACGGAGTTAGTCAACTAAGATTAAAGCAAACACAAGACCCCGGAGATACAACATCAGATATTGTAGGTTCGATATACACAACAGATAACGCTAATGAATTAAGAATAGTTTTGGATAATGACACTGTGCCCGGCGATACACAAGTAGCAGTTGACGCTGTAATTGATCCGCAGTATAATTATCCAGGAGATGGCACGATTACGTCTGCTAGTACAGGTGACAGGTATTTACTATTGACAAATATTCCTACTGGAGATGGATGGGCAGGAAGCGATGCAAAAGCTAACGACATTATCGAATATGATGGATCGAACTGGAACGTTACATTTGATAGTAGTACAGTAGTAACTGAAGAATTTACAAAGAATCTTACAACAAAAGACAAACTAAAATGGACAGGCAGTCAATGGGTAAACGCATTTGAAGGAATGTATAATCCAGGTTACTGGCGAATTTATCTATGATATCAGCAAGTGGTGGTTGCTTTTTAGCAATCAATACAGGACGTATAATGCTACAGCAACGTAGCAAACATGTATCACATCCGTATACATGGAGTTTTTGGGGCGGCAAAGCTGAAGACGATGAACGTCCAATTGAAACTTTAATACGTGAATGTAAAGAAGAAATGGGTGATTTACCGGCCCTTGAAAAAATATACCCTATACATACATTTCTAAGTGAAGATAATAACTTTACATATCACACTTTTGTTATCACCGTTTATGAAGAATTTGTTCCTAAAACAAATATCGAAAGTTCAGGTTATTCTTGGGTACAACTAGAAAACTATCCCGAGCCGTTACACAAAGGTGCAAAAATAGTATTAGAAAAATCAGATATTGTTGACAAAATAAAAACTATTTGGGATAATTCTCAGAACATTAGTGACATGTCTGATTGGCTAGATACTTTTTAAAACTCTGGTTCAGATCCAGTATTGCTTACATCTGTACTTGGAAATGATGATGAAGCGAAAGTATCCCACATAATTCTCACAACACCCGAGGCTCCATCGCCTCCAGGTCCTCCGGTATCATCTTCTGTTGTGCCGCCTCCGCCGCCGTATTTATTTAATGATCCATTCGATCCACGCCCGCCGTCGGATAGTGACGGTTTACTAGAGCTAAAAGTGCCGCCGCTACCGTTAGAACCTTCGCCATATATACCAACGCCTCCGCCGAAATTCACTGCAGGTATATTAGCACTAATCATCATAGCGCCGCCGCCGCCTCCGCCTCCAGTTCCTGCTTTGCCGTCATAATTTCCAGTTGTCTGATCGCCTCCTTGACCGCCAGCGCCACTATATCCAGCAGCTCCACCACCACCGCCTCCTGCTTTTTGAGATCCGCCTTTGCCGCCTCGGCCGCCTTCATTAATACCATCTCCGACTGGAAGTCGGCTAGTTAAACTACTTGTATTGCCACCTAAGGAATATGCATCATTACGATTGCCGCCATGTGCTCCTGTAGCGCAACATACAATACCAAGCGCAGGGTGCGTTACAAAACTGTCGCCGCCTTCATTACCATCAAAACGGCTAAATTCTAAGCCGCCACCGCCGCCTCTTCCGACATTAATTGTTAAAACTTGTCCTGGCGTTACACTAACATTATTGGTGTATGATAGGCCGCCTCCGCCACCGCCGCTGCCCGATCTATTATTGTTGCCGCCGGCACTACTTGCACCACCACCACCGCCTGATATGCAAAGGATATTAACACTTGTGATACCATCGGGCACAGTCCAATTATGTACAGTAGAAGATGTCGAAGTAAATACTACACCCGATGTATTTGCATTTGTAAATGTATAATTAGGTTCAACATATTCTGTTGTATAAAGACCAGAACTAAAGTCTTGTGCAGAATTTGTAGTAGGAAATTCTCTGAGAGTATCGCCGTTTGCTGCCCAAATTATTCTCGCAGCGCCGGGCGCACCTGCTCTGCCTGGACGTTTACTCGGTGTAGGTGTATATACGCTATCGCCGCCATACGCACCACTGCCGCCGCCTCCGTATAATCCACCGCCTCGAAATTGGTACCAGTTATTTATATTAAGTGATACTATAACCCCGTCTTCACCCCAAGATCCTCCGTGTCCTTTTGAATCCTGATATGTTGAAGATGAAAAACCTTTTTCTCCATTTGGAGGAGATTGGTCAGCTGAATCAGGAAAAATTCCAACGCCGCCGCCGCCATAAAAATATTCAGTTTTCGAGCCGCCAGCTCCGCCGCCTCCGCCATTGCTACCGTTAACGCCATTATTAAAATTAGTATCACCGCCATCGCCACCCGAATAGGGAGAACTAGTAGCACTGTACCCACCAGCACCGCCGCCGCCTCCGCCGTTATATGCTGTTCCGCTTTGGCCACGACCTCCAAGTCCGCCATATCCATATTTGTCATTAGAAGCCCTATTACTAACTATACCTC